CCAAAATAAAACTCCTCTACTGTTTTATAAAGTATAGCACCTTATAGTAGAGGAGTCAACGTCAAGCGCGAACAAATGATGAGGGATCTACTGTAGCAGATTCTCCGTCTGAATATTCATTGCCGAGTATAACGCCTTCGGGCTTTTCGTCTGCCCATCCTAGGATAGACTCTGCTTCGACCATTCTTACTTCTTGTTCTTGATCTGATGCTGTGATAGTGATACCACGAGTCCAACGACCATGTTCGACCAGCACCCAATCACCTTCGTTATAAGGATCGTCATTGTGCGGACCTTTGCGATACACACGCCCCCAGCGAGGATAAATGCCTCTTGTGGTGCCATCGTCGTCTTTTAGTATAATACCAGCCTTTGTAGTTTGCTCACCAAAGTACATGTCAGTTACTAGCACTCTGTTACCTACAGCGCGAAGGTCACCTTCTACTGCTGAAATATTCTGGCTCATTCATCCTCCTTCTTAACAAAATTGCCATCTTCGTCTTCAACCCAGCCGCCTGTTGGCTCAGGATCTTCCCAGTCGTCTACGAGATCCTTTTCGTCTCCTTGAGACTGTTTCTTTGTAGGTATCTCATCTGGCACAGGCTTTGAGTTGTTGTAATGATCTCTGACCAGTTCCTCGCGCTTTCTTACAATTTCTCCGCCGCGGCCTAGTTCGTCGCCTCTTGCATTTACTTTTGCATTTCCTACAGCAGGTGTAAGTTCGTTTCGCTGTCTAAGCAAATCCATGTCTACCTGTTTACCCTGCATTGTTCTATAAACTTTTCTACCTTTGTCCATCTCGGTCTCCTATTATGTATGTACTTATCTCAAGAACTCTCGCCAGTCCAATTGATATTGAATTGAATTTATTCTATGCACACCTATGAGGTATAACACATAACTAGCAACCGACGAACCTCTACCCACACCCCATACTATATCATTCTCTCGCATGAAATCTACAAGATAGATCATATAGCGTAGTAGATTAAACAAGTCGTGCTCTTGGTATGCTTCTAGTTCTTCGTTTATTCTTTTGATCTCAGGTAAGTCCTTTTTCTTCCAGACATCGCTAGGATCTATATTCAGTTCTTCTGCTACTTTATAAATTAGATATTCAGACAGATCAATTTTTGCATATTCTTCCGGCATTAGCCATTCCGACTGGCATACTGAGTCGAACTCTGTTTTATCTGCGTCAATAGCAATATATTTCTGTAATTCAGGCAGTCCGTTCTCTTTTGCTGTGGTGTTAAACTTATCTACGTCTTCTGATTCGTCGCAGAGAACTACATGAACCTTGTCAGCATGACCAGAATAGATCATGTTGACAAGATCACGATTAGAGAATCTTGGGATGCCGAGATCATCAGTTTTCATAAGCATCATATATTTTAATTGATATTGATTAGATTGTCAAGATCAGGATTGTCATCATCCTGTTGTTTTTGTTTGTACATTCTTGTAGTTTGTTCTTGTCGAAACATATCAAGCATAACTGCAATCTGATTTTGAAGACCAGGATTACGAGTTTGATAGTATCGCCTAGTGAGATCCTGTACTTTTTCTTGTATTTGAGCGTCCGTCAAATCTTCAAAACTGTCAGCAAGAGGATTAAACGACATAGGCTAGAGTTTTCCATTCATTTATGCCACCACCTACATAAATCTGTAAAGTATCGTCCTCTGTATTGAAAATCAGTCTGCCTTCATTAGTAGGCAATTCGTCTCTGTCTTCTGTTGTGTCAACTATTGGTATAATAAGTTCAGACGGTGATACACGGCCTACTACGGTGTTTTCGTCATAATCAAACACAGTTTCTCCATCGCTATCAAGAATAGAAGATCTCACAGTATCAAACACAGCAGCTTTTCTTTTTATACCAACGTCTAGTGCGCCGTCTTCACCTCTACCGATGAGACTGGTATCTAGTCCTACTTCATCTGCATACAAATAAAGTGGGCTAGGAGTGTCTTCTGTAATTTCAATTTCTACGAAAGCACCTTCTTCTCCTGCGGTTCCTACAACAGTAACCCTATCTGTATATTCGGTAACACTGTCAGGAACATTATCATCTGGAGTTGTGGAAAATCTTAAAGGCGCATTTTCGTTAGTAGGATCAGATAGATCCAGCCTATAAGTAGTACCAACTTCCCAAACAAAATTGATATCACCTACAAGTTCGCCGTCAAAGTGGAATTCATCTTGAGTGCCGTCGCCGTTATCAAGAACTGATACTTCGATATCAACAAGATCACCATAAACAGGTTCCCACTGTTCGGTAGTCAAGTTATATCGTAATACTTCTTTGTCTGCAGGTTCTGCTACAGAAACGTCGGTTAGTGCATCAAGATCAACTGGAATTTCTACATCAGGAACCTGTAGAGAGCCGTTTACAGTTAGATTTCCGTTAATAGCAACATCATTTGTAACTAGAAGATTTCTTATATCATATGAATCGTCGAATCCTGTATTATATGCACCATGATAAGAAACATATAAAGTATTACCATTATCTGCACTTGATATTTGAATTAATAGAGTGCGATTAGTATCTGTAAGTGAAAAGGGATTTGGCCATTTGCCGTCATATTTAATTTCTTGACTCTCTACTGGATCTATAATAACTGTAGGAGTAACGCTGAGGTTGTCTCCTCTTGAAATTTCTAACCATATCGAAGCCTGTTTTCCTGTCTCTGGCCAACTAGAAAATGTTAAAACAATATTATCGTTTACAGTTATAGTTTGATAAGATCCGTCTACAAAACTGATGTCTGTATCCTTATCTATGTTACCTAGATTAACAGTTTCTTTGCTTACAGACCTAAGTGCAGCATTAAAAATAGTGCTGCTGTTAAAATTAGTTAATTCATCGGTGCGAGCAGTGTTATCCTGCAAATCTTCGATCTCAGTTTTAGCAGTGTCGATGTTGTCTTTTATAGAAACAAAATTATCTCTAAGTCCCTGAGTAGAATTGTCTTCGCCTGCTCTCGGATATTCCGTATCTATATTGTTTGTGTTTATTTCACTTGCCATTTAGTATCTCCGTACCATATTTATCCGAGCGTGAATTCTCGATTCGCAAAAAGTATATAAGAGTCTTCGCTGCTGCCTTCAACGGCATCTATTACAAACCTGTCTACTTCTAGGTCAAACTGCCTAAAATCAAACTCGCTTACTCGAATTGCGCTTAAGATAGCATCGGCAGTGCCGGGTTTACAATACGCAAGTGGCACAGCGAGTGTGAATCCTAATTCCTGAAGCGATCCTTCTTGAGCAGTTCTCATCCATAAAGGCAAGAAGTCTCGTTCTGTTTTGCCAATTTCTCTCAATTCGTCTCTTATGTTGCTAGTATTGCTTATGAATTTTGTATCAATTCGAGTGCCGCTTGCTAACACAGCCGTTGTATCTGCTTTGATTGTGTTTTCTGGGTCAGGTCTATAAACAATATTTGTAGCAGATCCTCGTTCGAACAATAACTCTAAGAATTCTTCTCGCGTTTCAACAGTTGTATTATTTTCGAGAATCCATTCAGCATCTTCGTTTCTAGTTTCGATAGGAACAGTATTAGCAAAAAATATCTTTACATCTCCATATTGTCTAGTATCTATTTCAAGAGTACTAAGTAGTGTTGTATCGTATAAGGAGTTATTAGGAGTTGCACTCATGCTATCAACTGTTATGCTAGCGCCGTTGCGAATAGGTCTTTCTTTTGCTACATTACCGTCATTCTCATATGAATCATACACATCAAGATATACAACTTCGTATACTTCTTGATTTGTGCCTGGAGTCTTTGCTACGGCTTTTTTTACATCACGAATTTTTAATTTTTTCCTTGCTGCGAACTTACTTGCCGCAACAACATATTGTTCAGCATCAAGGGTTTCTACGCCTGCATATACCAAAATTTCTGGTTCTCTCTGGATTCCAAAATTATCATCGTCTAGCCTATAAACCAACTCAGGTTGAAATATAGCAGGATCACTGAGAAAACGTCTAAAGTTATTTCTAGATTCGACATTCAACAGTGGCTTGTAATAGATGTTGCTATAGAGCGTATCGTCTTGATTTAAGACAGTAATAGTAAATTGACGAGTAATTGCACTGAAACCAAATTGGTCTCTTGCTCTTACTGTGAATTGATATTCGGTATTTTCTGTTACAGCATCGTTATCAACTTTGCCGGTGATTTCTCCAAAGAAAGAAAGTTCTAAGCCTGGAGGAAGGGCGCCTTCTTCTAGTGTGTACAATAGAAAACTGTTGGGTACAGTCGTTTCTGCCTGCACTTTTAAAATTGATATATAGTTGCTTGGTATGTTGCCTAAGTTACTGTCTGTAAGCCAAGTTATTGTGCTGTCTATTTCACCAATCAACCTTACAGTGAATGTTTTAGGCGATTCTGCTATTTCTTGAGAAGCAACAGTAACAAAACCTAGATTTATCTCAGCACCTTGACTTAAATTTTCAAACAGTGGTTGATCAATAGTTATCAAATCAAAGTCAGTGTTTCTTGTATCTATTGATTCGACCGTATATGATAATCCGGATATAGAAAAAGTTCGGCCTATTGCCTTTCTAGAAAGATTTCCTATTTTATTAATTTTGATTTTTGTAGCATTTTTTGTAACGGACTCCACCGCAAATTGTTGAAGTTCTACAATATCTGATCCAGATTCAATTCTTCGAGCATTTACTGTAAATTTGTATTCTCTAGTTACAGCCGGTTGATAAGGAACCCTACCAAAAATTTCGCCGGTGTTTCTATCAAAAACCATGCCTGGCGGTAATTCGCTTCTTGACCCGTCGTTGTTTACCGGAAGTAAATCGTAAGTAACAATACCTGCAATATCGTTAGGATCTAGCACATCGAGGAAGAGTGTTACAAAATTATTGGCTCTTCTAACACCAAGATTGCTAGGAGTAAGCCATATAGGTGTTCTTAAGTAGGTATTATCTGCTGTGAATATACCTGTGCCCACCTGCATTATTACATTATCTGCTCTTAGGAAGTCGTCGCCGACTACAAAAATTCTAAAAGTTCTTTTTGCAACAGTGTCGCCGTCTGAAACAGAAACAGTAAATTGATAATAACGATTAAGTTTTCTAGGAGTCTTTACTGGCGTCGATAGGGCATACGGACGTGCATCATAACCTAGCAGATTATCTTGCAAGAATTCAAGAGTTTCTTCGTCGTATCCTTCTTCTTGACCTTGTTCTAAAAAATCTTGCTCGGATTCTCCCTCTTCAAACAGATCCACATCAAAGAAATAACTGTCAAAGCCAAGATTGCTTTGTATAGCAAAATCATAAGGATAACGATCAAATCTTCCTTGATCAAAATTACCATCAGCAGCTTCTTTTTCAAGAGCTAAAATAGGATCAACGACTCCGATTAATCTGCCAGTGTCTGTGAGTGTGATGCCAGGCGGAAGTTCACCGCCGTCGTTTGCTATGAAATACTTTAATTCTTGTCCATCAGCAATATCCGAATCTATAGCTTCTAGTTGATAATCAACAGGTGAGCTATCTAGGATATAGAATGTTCCATTTTTGCCAATCGGAAGGAGATCTTCGGGAGTTTGCCAAACAGGCTCGTCTGCGCCTTGTACCTCTAACGAAAAGGTTCTGTCTTGAATCTCTGATAACAGAGTTGCTCTCACAACAAATCGATAAACTGTATTTCTTGATACTTCGTCAGGAATTCCGGCAATAGTATTGTTAGAAAGAACGAGTCCCGGAGGAAGTTTCCCACTGATTATACGAGTTTCTGCGCTAGTATCAACAGGAAGATCGATAGAGGCAAAGACATTTTCCTCTAATACGGCAAGTTTAATCCCTGATCGTGCAGTCCATAAGTTTGACATAAATTATGTAATAAATCCAAGATCAATGTTAAATTCAGCTACATCTTGTCCTATGAACGACCCCATATCTATGTCAGTAGTTCCGATTAGGTATTCAACAGCATTAGAATATTCTGGGAAGATTGAGCCGAAATCCCAGTTGTTATCAAAATATTGATTAATATCTCGAATATCTACACCGTAGACAAGTCCCGTTAATGGACCATTAAAGCTGTTAGCACTTATCGAACCTGCATTTTGTATGTTGTTTCCTGCTGCTTGTAAATTGCTCGATAGTGTAGGATTGATATCATGTGCAACAATACCGGTATCTTTTAGATCAATGAAAAGGGTATTGCCAGGAGATCTAGTTTCAATTACGTCTCCTCCTTGTATTACAAAAGGAGCAGAACCGTCTATAGTAATATGACCGCTGTCTGTAAGGACAATAAAACTATTTAAACCGCCTGTAGAATCTATTATTACAGAAGTACTGTTAGAAGTAATAGTGGTATTTTCGCCAGCTAATATTTCTTTAAATTGAAGAGTGTTTACATTTTTGCCTGCAAAAACACCTTCGCCTGAAACGCCTAGGTTTTCTCCAGTGATAGGTAACGCATTAATATCGGTGTCAATTTCTAAAAAATTGTTATTGACTTTGATAAACGCTTCTCTGAGATCGTCGCCTGTACCGTCGTTTGCTATATTACCTACATTGATTGTTTCTATTGTCATCGTCTGCCCCGTTTAGTATATTTATTAGGCCTGCTGTCCTAACGCTGTTAGCGCCGCTGCTATTCTATCCAATGCTTCGTAGACTGTTTCCGGAGCATCTCCTGCCCAATCACTTGACTGCGAAGGAGTATAAGGCAATGTGCCATTCACACCGTCTACTAATAGTGTCGAACCGTCAGAAAACACCGAACCAGATAAATCACCGTCGAACGAATTCGCAACTACAAGTCCATTGTTAATTATTAATTCATCAGAAGCAAGAGTAAAGTTGCCCGCGCAACTCAGGTTAATATTATTGCTGGCTGATATTGAGATATTGTCTCCAATAGACATACTAAAGCCGTTATCTGTGGTTAAGGAAAATCCACCAGCACCGATAGCAAACGATGTGGTGTCGCCACTGGTTGTGTTAGCAAAGTTTATTCCACTATCATTTACTATGAAACCAGTATCACTGGTTGAAACAACCGTTCCGTCGCCACTAATATTAAATGTATTGCCAGGATTGTTCCAATTACCTGTAAGTGTTCCGGGAATTGTTGCTGCCACACCGTCGACTAGTAAAGTGCTATCATCAGCAAACACTGAACCAGTTAAATCACCCGTCGGAGTAATTTCTATACCAGACTCTAGATCCTCTTGGGTAAGATAACCTAGATCGTTTGCGAATGCGCTAACAGCAGTTGGAGTATTCTGTACTTCTGCATATTGCACTCTAGACGGTCGCCATGCACCAGCTTTAAATTTTAGAAATTTATCTGTTATTACTCCTGTTATTAGTACATTATTAAGATCGCCTATATTGATTTGTTCTAGATCCGTTTGATTTATAATTGATCGAGGTTTGTACACTCCTTCTAAAGAATCATAGATAAGTGCATCTCCTTCATTTGGCTGCTCAGTATCAACATCGTTAAGTTGATTAAGTAATGTAGGAATATTTGGCTTATTTGTTAAATCGTTATATTCGCCCGTAAATAGCGTCGGAGTATTAACTAGATCTTCGTAATCGTTAGAAAATGCAACTGCACTTAGTGATTGACTGTTAATGGTAATTGAGTTTACTGTAAGGCTGCTACTCGTAAGGCTGCCGCTTACATCAAGTGAGGCTGCATTTACTATTCCACTGCCTGTAAGATCAAGATTATTGCCTACTGGCAATTCTTTTATTCTATTATCCTGGGTATCAAATATAAGTGGGACATTATCAGTCATTATGTTCTTCCTACAACTATTTCTATTACAGATTTACCGTCGTCTGTTTTATCTTCAAGTGATTTGCCTAACACAGTGCCTATGCTAGGATTATTATCTACTACAGCATAACCAGGTATTGCAGACGACACAAGCATGTCTCCCTTTGCAACTCTGCCTAACACCTTACACGGAACCCTGCCCTGTAAAGCAATTGCAACCGCGTCCTCTACAAGATCACTATTCATAAGGTATGCTGGGTGAGTAGATACTACGCCTGCTATTCTTCTATCACCTTTCTTATCAGTTAAAGTAACTTCTTGTTCTCCTCCGAACACAACCACAGTTCCTGATTCGTAACTATTATCAGCAGTATATTTCTCAGCCAGGTCAGCATATTTGGCTTCTGTAGCAACACCATTAAATATGTTTGCGTACATAACATCCCAGCGTGTTGCACTTGAACCTAAATTCCTAGAACTGTTTGTGTCGGGGAGTACATTAGAATTTATTCTTGCGGTAAAGGTTACAGTATCAGTGTTTTCATCACCTAGATTGGTATTACCGTTTAAAAACGTTTCACCTTCCACGGTTAAATTATTATCAGTTGCTATTCCAGTATTTGATACTACTAGTCTTTCTGCGCCGTTAGTAATCAATAGTATCGAATCTTCACCTGAATTTGGAAATCCTGTACCTGTACCCAATCCGATACCAGTTGATCCGCTGTCTCCTTCGCTGCCTGCTTCGATAAAAGAAGTATAAATCCAATCAGATGCTAACCATCCTTCTCCAGTAAAGCCAGATCCGCTCTGGAAGGTGCTTTGGTTAGTTCTTGATGTTTCTCCTACATCGATATTACCCGGAAATCTTGTAACCAGTGAATCACTGCTTGTGCTTTCTGCCGAAAAAACTCTTGCGCCGCCGGGAGTATCAAACCGTATCGTGCTTGATACAACACTTAAGATATCGAAGCCTGCTACTCTTATACTAGCGGCATCTAAAGCTCCGGTTTGATCTCTACGAGCAATGGTGTTTGCACCTATGCCATTTGATATCGTAGTGACGCCATAAACTCCGTCGTCTAGTTTAACTAGAGCTTCTCCAGGAAAGCCCGTGTCTCCTGCTACAACTGTGTTGTTAAAGTCCTCGTCTTCTAAACCAGATCCAAATTTAACCACGTCACTGAAGTTAACTGCAGAAATATCTCCTGTATTTGCGTCTGTTCTTCCATAAACTTGATACTGGTCTACTTGGTTTAGTTCAGCAAACACAACACCATTAGCCTTAATTCTAACAAATCCTTCATCTGTATCGAAGTTTTCGTCTGAGAATTTAGCAAGTCCGAGGTCGCTCTGCAATTTACCAGCAGTGCCGCTCCATCCTGTTGTTGCATCGTCTTCGTCGAACAGATCGGCTTTCTGCATATCCAATTTGCTTTGAGATATCGCAGCGCTTGAGTTCACATCAGCATTTGTTAAAGTATCGTCCTGTATTTGGAAATCGTATTCTGCACCAGTGGCTGTGCGAGAAATAGTGACATTGATAACAGAGTTAGCAGCTTCACTAGCATTTGCAATTTCGTCCACAGGTCCGTCTACAATTGTAGCATTAGCAGTCTCGCCAGGCTGGTCAAAAATTGTTTCTCCGATCTGGAATACACCTGATGTTTCTTCATAGGTGATTATATTCAACTCACCTTCGATATCATCTATATATGTTTCTAAGTCTATTACAGTGCCTGTTTTAATACCACCTGCTGTTCCTATATTATCACCTATAGATATAGTGCCACCAGTGACAGGTGTGACAAAAATGCGTTTATTGCCGGTGCCGACTAAAATGTCATTTTGAGATACATTGTTTAACTCCATGTTTCTTAGATCATTGAGCTCGTCGTAGGCCTGTGCTCTGTCGTCTACAAAGTTTTTATTAGTTGCTGCGGTTCCGTCTGAGCCTGGAAGAGCTAGATTTGTTATTTGATTATTACCAAGGTTTAAGTTGTCCTCCATCGCAGAGAAACCATTAAGAGGAACAAATCCTGGACCAATTCTATTCCCCGACGGAGGAGCATCAATTTGTGAATTAGATTGTATGTTATATCCAAGCACTCTGTTAATATAACCACCAGCAGCACGCTCTGTTGGAACTGCTTGACTGGATAAATCAGAGAAAGAGTCATCTGCTGAAAATTCGTTTATTGTTACACCACGTGTGAAACCAAGAGCATTTGCACCAGTTAGACCTATATCACCTGAGAATTCTATGCTGCCTGTTGCTTGATCAACTGTGAAGAATTTACCTACACGGAAAAAACCTTCTTGATCAGTGGTAACAAAGAATACTCTTCCTTTTCGTCTTTCCCAAACTTGTGACGATGTGGCAGTAGCCGCATCGGTGTAAGCCTCTGCTAGAGTGTTTTCAGGTCTACCAAAAATAACATTAGGATAGTTAGAATCGTTGTAACCGCCTGCACCTATCTGTGTAAAATCGTGTCCTGTTGCTCTAAGAAGAGAGATAGCAATAGTAATTTCAGCCGTAGCTCCTTCGGGTAGTCCTGCAAAGAATGCTCTGGCTCTGTTAGGAATTCCTATGTTTAAACCAGTTCCGCTGTAGGAACTGTTAACATTAGTGTTAGAAACGTCTTGTATTGTAATAAAAGCAAATGCGCCGCTGTTGTCAAAATCAATTATTTGATGTGTCTTACCAGCAAAGGTAAAGATCATACCTCCCGAATAACCATTTTCTCCGGGCTGTCTACCTGCAATATCTCGTGTTAATCTCACAGCTCGATTAGGGTTAGGAAAATCAACTACTGCAATAGCAGTGTCTCCCTGACTGTCTCCGAATCCGCCCGATATATTATTTAAATCTACCTCTACGTCAATAAAATCATAATCTAGTTCTAACACAGTTAACACAGTGTTATCAGGCAAATCGTCTGCTAAACTATCTGCTGTAGAAAATTCAAGACTCCGATAAGTTACAAGATCAGATTCGTCAAAGTTAATAGCGGTACTAGGTCTTGTTTCAAGATCAGCCGGATTTCGTACATCACTAAAGATTTGAGTTCTTACATTTCTAAATTCTATAGGAGTATCAATAGCAACTGTTTCTTGTAGCTCACCAAAGAAATCTTCAGTTATTGCTTCATCTGCTCGCAGAGATAGACTATAAATTATATTACTATACACCCCTGTAGTTGCAGCATCGCCTTCAGTATCGGACACATTTACTACTCCGGATATTCTATAATTTACAACACCTGTTCCCGCTCCGTGGTCTATTGTAATAATTGAATTATTTGTAGGCGGTGTTTTTAGATCATATACCGTGATAAAAGGATCTCCAGCAGCATTTGCATACTCTATCGTTGTGTATGCTTTACAAGGCACTGCCATAGGATTGGTTAGAGTAACCTCATCTGGAATTTCATTCGGATCAGCGCCTTCTGCTACTAGTCCAAAGTTTCCATATCCGTTAGATCCGTTAAGCGAGCGTATTTCAGATCCGTTATTTGCATAGTAAGCAGCATGACAGTAGTAGGTGAACATAGACACCATTTCTGAAAACGCACCATTGGTAGTTACCAAGCCGTATCCTAGGTCATTGATCTGAGTAAAATCGTTGCCTAGCATTGATCTATTGCCGGCAGTTTGTATGAATATTTCCTGTTGAGAAGATCCTTGGTAACCTTGTCCGATACCCGAAGTATTCGGATTCGAACTAGAATCAAGGAAAATTGTTACTGTACCGTTGCCGCCATCGTAATTAGAAATAGCATTTATTTGATACCTAACGCCTCCTAGATAAAAAGGAGCTGGGAGTTCAGGAGGTCTTATGAATAGACCCTGGCCTAGATCACTTTCCAGTTCTAGTTCAAACGCATTAACTACATTTATAATTCTTGCAGGAATATTGCCAACAAAGGCATCTACAAACATACCTCCTCTAAAACGTTTTTCGTTGTCGCTTTTTGAGAAACTGGAACCTGTTTGAATGTATGGAGACTTAGTAAGTACCTGAGATTTAGGATCAAGCACAACCATAAATCCACCGTGTCCTTGCACTGTAACATTCCTTACAATAGTAGCGTCGCCCATTTGAAAAACGTCTACGCCGTCTGCATCATTGCGCTTCGGTGGATTGTAATCTGAATCGAACGCAAATTGTACAAGATTAATTTGATCTTGCACAATACTAACCGTAATACCTTCTGCTGAACCTAGACTTGTGTCCGGAGCAATATTTCCTCCTTGTGGTGGTTGCTGTGCAATTAACAGTTGGTTGGTGTAAAAAGTTATTCTACCTAGTACATCTTCGAATTGTGCTTGTTCTTGAGTTAAAATTGATCTAAATATCTCGCCCTGCGCCTCAAGAGAAAATTCTGAACTGCCTCTTTCTAGGTCGCGTGATATTGCGTCTATGACTAGTCTAAGGTTTGATAACCATTTAGTTGTATCATATGAAAATCCGAACCAAATACTATCGGTGTCATTTGCAGAGTTAGCATTATTAATATTATTATCAACATACAAGATCAACTCTTCTAATATAAATGACTTATTTAATTGCAGTATATTGACAGCAGTTTCATAGTTGCCAACATTATTCGGTATTGTTCCGACATTTTTTTCTTTAGTAAAGTCTTCAAGGTAATGTCTTCCAAAGTATCCCTGAACTTGATTTGTTTGATTTAGGAACGGAGATACAGCATCGTCTACTATATACATTGTTCCTTCAGCAGCTGAGAAAGAAATATCCGAGCCGCCTTCGGTTTCAGAAATTGTTATTTCTGTCGATGAAATAATATCAGTAATAAAATAAGTTGTATTTTTTTCCACTTCAGAAGCAAATAGGGTTTCTCCTGCAAATTTAACAGGTTGATCAACTAACATCCAACTAGTATCATCTACTGTTATTGATTGAGGAGTGCCGGCTGCAACTGCTGACACAGTTGAATGACGTTTTTGTAAAACACTAATGTCGTCAAATTCAAGATCTCTATAAAAATAAGTGTCTGCATAAACTGACTGTGAAGTTCTAGTATTAGGTCGTATAATAACACGTCTAAACTCGTCGCCTTTTAGAGATACGTTACTGCTCAATTTTATAGGAAGGTCTTCTTCGTATATTCCTGATTCTACAAATAAAGTAATTTGTTTTTTCTTTACAAAATTTCCATATTCAACTGTTTCGCCTACTTGGAAATCAACTGCATTTAATTGTAGGAGTTCAAAAGAATCATTGTTATTTTCAGTGCCGTCGTTTGTAGTAACGTCTACAATTCTACCGCGTGCTCCTGATTCCTTACCTACAATAATTTTACCAGGAATCATATCTAGGTCATCGGGATTCGCTTGGTCTACGCTATTTTGATTAGCATTATCTAATACAATTTTATAGTTGTTACCGAAAATCTCAGTTTGTCCTGCGTCTATTCCATTTTGTATGATATTTAGAACTAGATCAAATTTGTCACCTACAGCAGTTTGTTCGGCATTACTAGCATCTGGACTATCAAAGGTTTGTTGAATTTTAATACTTTCAAAATCTTCAACTCTTGGCTGATATACAATGCCTATGATACCACCAGTAGTATAGTTTGTGTAACTTGATATATCGAACAAGGTAGTAATATCACTATCTTCGTACAATTCAAATTCAGTATCATTAATTACACGTACATAAGCAGTTTGGTCCTCTATTTCTACCATGCCTCCCATATTTTTGAATACTACTTGATTGCCTGTTTCGAGGTTATGATTTTGTGCGGTAGTTACTCTTGCTCTTTCGCCATTTACAGAAACACTGTCAACATTTTTTTGCAGGTACAATCTATTTTGGAGAATATTACCGACTAGATCTCTAGCAAATTCTATGCTTGAAACAATCTGTTCAGTTTCACTTTGTATTTTAAAACGTCCTGCTGTTGTAGCATAGAATCGTTCGGCTGATCTTCGTGTAAGTGTATTAGCAATAAGTCCACGATTGATGTCAAAAGCAATGGCATTTATAATTAGTTCAATATCGTTTTGCCATTCTCTCGAGTCAAATATAAAGTTTGGGAATTCGTACTCTATATAACCTATATACTCTCTTAAAATATACTCTTTGTTAATTTCTATGAGTTTTCTTGTTTGTTCTGACTGAGGCGATACTACATCAGCAAACGTTACTGTTGATTCTATATCACCATTATTTGTAGTAACAGTTTGAAAATAAGGACCAGGTTCTGGGTCACTTGCTCTAATAATTTCTTCTGCTCGTCGAGCTGCAGCATTAACAGTTCTAAAAGCAAAGTCTTGAGAAGTTCCTTCTCTGCCTTTAGGGACACCGGTCATTCTATTATCGCCGCTAGTGCTTACAAATATGTTTTGAGTGCTTGAAAAGCTTGTAGTATCTACATAGAATTTTGTAGCCGCTTGTAGATCATCCTCTCCATTAACCGTTCCAAAACCTGATAGTTCTCCCGGATGGTCGCTAAGAAAAAGTTTTCCAGTCATTTCGTCGCCTTGACGACGAACTACACTTTCTCTAGGCATAGCAACATCACTAAGGAAATTACCTTCTAAACTAGGATCAAATCCCGCATCTGTGATTCTGTGTATATCATCGTCAGCAATGTTACCGCTTATTGGTATTTTTCTTAACAACGCAATATCATTATCGATCAGCTCAGCATCTTCTTGATTTTCAAATAGTGCAATTTGGTCATTGTTGACAAATCTTATAAAATAGGTTTCTCCAGAAGTAAGATTGTCAACGTCGTCAAATAGTACAGAATAAACAAAAGCAGACCCGTTTGCAGCTCGATCTATTCCGTGCGCTGGAATTACCAAATTTCCGTTTGCATAACTATCAATTTCGAAAATAAATCCATCAGTGTCTTCAGGCTCGTCTGCAACTCTGATCGGAAGTCCACTACTTATGTAACGTCTATCAGCATATCCTTTTGTTATAACAAGATCGTCGATGTCTAAATTAGTATTGTGCCGATTGTTAAAGTCTCCTACTGCCGATTCGCTTATTGCAACATTACCTATTGCATTATTACCTACATTTAATGGCCCGCCTAGAAGTGGTTGAGTATCGTCTGATAACTGAGTAAAGGCAGTTGAAATTACTAGTTTTCCGTTGAGAGAATAATCAAATGTAATAGTGTCAAGAGCATCTTCGTCTAATGCACTGTTAGAAACAAGTTCTGCCAGATTGACAAAAGTTCCTTCTGCATTAACTAGTGGTATAGTATTAGGTAACAAAACATCAGGAGTATCACCGAGCGCAGTAAAATCTATTGTACCGCCTTCGCCAAACACAGCATAAAGTTCATTGAAATTTTCGTTGGTTTTTCTAAAACTTTCTCTAATGCTATCCCCAGTGCCGTCATTGCCTTCTACACCAATATCAATATCTTGTCTTGCCATCTATTACTCCGATTTTTAAAAACTTATGCTTACGCCGCAGCCACAGGCTGATTCGACATTTGGGTTGCGAATTTCCATTTTAGACCCTAACATTTCTGTCACATAGTCAATTTCAGTGCCTTCGAGAAAGGTTGTGCTGTAACTGTCTATTACCAAAAAGCCTTCGCCTGTAGAAATAACTGTGTCGTCGTCCGAAACAGCATCCTGATCAACAGTATGCCACGCATATTCAAATCCAGCACAGCCTCCGCCTTTTAGAGATAGGCTAACAGCATAACAATTTCTAGTATTGCATATATGATTAATGTGTGATTTTGCTGCGTCTGTAAGAGTGCAAACAGTCATTTTGGTCTCCTTATAGATATTTATCGAGAATTTTTATAATCCTAATGTAAATATAGTTATGTATTTGGGTGAATTTACCAACAAGACTAGGCATGTTAGGCATAGCAAACTAGGTGTAGCTCACAAGTATTATAGAACAAAAACCATGCTTAAACTGCGTTGTGATAACTGTGATAGCGAATTTGTTCGCGAGCGCAGCAGGATGAGTCCCGAGCGTTTAAACAACAATTTTTTTCATGTGTGTGAAAACTGCGACGCAAAAAGTTTCGCACAAAAGCGAGGAGTCGAGCGACGAAAGGTTTGGCAACTAACAGCCAGTTCTAGCATGCCAATTGGTAAAATCTAGCCTTTTGTAATTAAAGTATACGCGCCGTAAAGAATTGCACCGTACGCTACAATGCCGGCAATAGGCTTGAAGATAAGAAAAGTAACACCTGCGGCAATTAGCACAACGCCGTCTAGTGTAGTTCTTTCTTTGAGTCGGGTTTTAATAAAGTTTTCAATCATTTTTTGATCCAAATGGTTTTTTTCTTATATTTTTTGCTGGTGTAGGGAACTTAGTTTTGAAGCTGTAATCAACTGGTTGATGTCTTTTTTTATCAGCTCTTAATCCGTCAATTTTGTCGAGTTTTAGATTTGCCATTCGCTGCTCCTTGCAGTATTTATATGGCTGATTATAAAATCTCTGTTTGGAATATCGGTATTTGATAATTTTTTAAGAAAGCTTTCGAGCGTCTGTGTGTCTAAGGTGTTTATATCAAGATGCTTGGGAAAGGTAAGCACATTCACATACCAGTCGCACTCGTACTCTGATAGGAAATTTGCGAGGTCGAGAGTTGAAAAGAGATTGTTTTTGTGAATAACGCTGTTTACTTCAAAACGATATCGATTCTTTATACACCAATCCATAAATTCTACTGTTTCTTGCCAACTGCTGCCTTCTCGAACCTGCTCGTTTACAGAACCATAACCGTCTATGCTTACAATAAAACTTGCGGAAGAAAATTTTGCCCACATGTTTTCACATGTTTCGTCTGGTATGACACTGGCATTTGTGTTATACACTACTTCGCATTTTTCGGGCTCGGGATGTAGAGCAAGCAGATCAAGATGCTTTTTGGTAAGCAACGGCTCACCGCCTAAAAAAAGTATCTTCTTCACACTGGCAGGCACAGATGTTATTTGAGCATTTTCAAGATAGCCATTGTCTGCTTTTCCAAACAGTTTCTTTTCTTTCTGTATCCAGCTTGTGGAAAATTCTGAACTACAACCTTCGCAGGCCATATTACAGAGGTTGTCCATTCCTATTTCAAGATATTCCAACGCCGATGAATCTGCTGTGTATTTCTCGTTAATTTCTGCTCGAAGACTTTTATGACCGATTGATTCTTCGTAATAGCATTTTTCGCAGCCTGCGATTGCTTCTCCAGCAGTGCTTGCTCTACGCAGTTCTTGATAGGCAGCAGAATCAAGCACAGCGTCTAAGTCGCCATTGAACTCTGCTATGGCCTTTTTAAATCTACAGCAAGGATAAACTCTGTTACCCGGGCGTATGTTCGCATGTTTCCAAAATGCTGCGCATTTCATAAGTAGTAACCGTTCATTCTAGGAAAGGTACCGATTAGGCATTTACTTAAAATAATCCTCTAATTTTCCCTTACGCTTTGTGTCTAGTGTGACACAGTGAAAGCCACCTGACAGTGTTCTTGCTTGACGCATAGGCAATCCGATTGACTTAATGCCCCACTTGTCTAGTTGTCTGCGAACATATTCTTGATTCTCGTCGATAATTACCAGTTCTTCATTTACACTCAGCATATTCAAACCAATGTACTTAGAACAGGGAGAAACGTTGCCTTCAAGATTAGAACCGATATCTACTACTTCGTCACCTGATATAAAAATCTTGTCCCAATCTTTGAAAATCGGAGGATACCAGTCAGGAGTACAACGATCTCCGTTAAACAGCACCAACCCGGGACGCAGAGGTATTACTGTGGAATCAAAATGCGAATAGGAGTAGAACTTCTCAGCAAGATGAATTCTATAGCCCCTCGGCTCAAGTAGATTTCTCAGCCATTTGTATCCCCATAGGTTGCCTGAATTACTAACCTGATAGATAAGATCTAGACCCAGTCTTACTACGTTAGGAGCATCAAACACAATTTCCTTATTAGTAAGAGTGGGAATAGAAAGATCGTCAAGCTGATAGCTTTCGTCTAACAGCCGTGGTCGAGGAGCAGATAGCCATTCCCCGCCCTCATCTACTACTTCATAGAGAAAGTCTCTATAGGCAAGAGTTTCATACTGTCTTGCTCTCATAGCACCAGGGCAGTCAATGATAAGATTATCCAGCGGCAGTAGAAGGTCTCTAGGGCAATAGGTGTACCAGCCTGTAGTCTCCCAGTCAGGTGACTTGAATGGCTTAGAGTGATCAAGGGCATCAGGTCGTCTTACAGTAACTCCTAGTTTGCGCAGCTCTTCGCTTAGTCTGTCTAGATCTTCATTCGCTTCGTCTATTACCCATTCAGGTGACGGTCCTTCTAGATCTTTAATTTCATCGTATGAAAAGTCTGCAAACCCAAAACTGTGTGTAGAAGTATCTACTGTGGGGATTCTCGCATGATCTGCTACTCCAACAAAAATCTCTTCAAGTGGATCCCAATCGTTGTGACTGTTAACTACTGCCATTCAATTTATCTCCTATTAATTCTGATACGCAAACTCTATTTACAGAACCGCCGCGATTATAATCTGCGTATTCGGCTCCGCCTAACCCAAACATTACACAGTCTGTGATTTCTAGATTCATCTCTGTGCATACTTCGTTGTACGCTTGTTCGTAGGTATTCCAGTTATGATCTACCGAATAATTTTCGATAAGATCAAGTGCTAGAGATATGCTTGCTCTATTCACCATTTCAACTGAATTGAATACGTCTATGCCATCATCTTTATCTTCTCGTTGTAGACGCATACCTACTCTTAAAAATTCTGCCCCTGTAAATGCCTTTGATATAGAAAACGCAACCGTATCTACGCAGGACCACTGCGAAAGATTAACCTGGATATTTCTTGTACAGGGAAAATATGCAAAGTCTAACAGCACAGGGATTTCTTTAGCTTCGCATTGTGTTAAGAGGTCTTGTGTGTCTCGCTGTGAGCCCCAGTCTGAAAAAGGAACAGACACAATCACAGCATCATTTACACCTAATTCATCATCTTCTTCTATATATTCGAAACTGCCGCCATTCTTGAGACAGGCAGAATGATACATAAATTCGCCTTTGTAGAATCTGAATCTTCTTGCCTTGTTCGCCCAATAGAAATGATCAAACGCCTGTGCTGTACCTGCTACTAGCTTGCGATTTTGAAATTCTTCCAAGCCTGTTACTGTGTTTAGTTCGCTTGAGTTTATCCAATTGTAAAATTTCTCTACAAACGTTTCCTGTAAATTGTCATTGTAGAGATCTATTACTGGATTTAATTCTGCTATAAATTTTCTTACAGCAGGATCTTGAACAGGTTTAGCACCTCTTAAATTCACGTTTGACTCCTGTAACCTGCATTGTAAATTTTTCAGTCATTCCCATGTTACCACTTAGATGAGGTTCGTCTCTATTAATAACAACAGCATCGCCTCGTTTCCAAGGAACTACAGGTGTATTGTTAATTTCAAAATAATGTCCACTGAGCCAGTCTTCTAGAAATATATTCACTCTAATACAGTTGTAAGGATTAACATTGTGCGTTTTCGCAAACCTAAAAAATGTATCTTCGTGACTGGGCAGAGTCTGTCCAGGAGGCTGCCGCATAACAGATACCGAACAGCGCGGAAATAACGAATCAGCAAAGTCTAGTATTTCTTGACTCATGTCAAATGCCTGATAATAGAAGGAATTATATTCAGTGTATCCTGCTCTTCGATACACTTGATTCTGTTCTTCGAACTCTGCTGCTCTTCCTTGCGATGTTACATTGTCATGTTCAATCCAGTCGAGAGAAACAAAGTCAAAGTCAGGTAAATCTATATGAATCATTCTTCCCTCCATGGTGCATCGTAAGGAGTGTTAGTCTTGTCATCAAACCAATACAGACTTCTGTGCGGTGGATGTTTATCGTCCGGTTTTGCATTGCTTACATAATAGAAAAGTCTTAGATTCTTTCTTGGATTATTCTCGGGACAATTCATAGGTTCTGGATAACCATGATAGGCTAGATTGTGATAACTCCATATAAGAAGGTTGCCTGCGTCGGGTTTGATCTTTGACAGCATGTTTTTGTTTTCTGTATCCCAAAATTCAAGATGCCCGCCGTATTCGTCCTTCCAATCTTCGTTGAGATATACAATAGCATTAACTCTACGATGTAGTCTCAGCTCGTCGTTCCAATTAAAGTCTGTATGTACTTTGAGGCTGTCACCTGAATATGATTTAGAATAACCTGCGCCTATTAGATGAGGATCAGGAATAAGATCAACTGTGTCGGTTACCTGTTGAAGCCACTTAATAAAAGTAGCTGAGTGCATAGCATGAATTACTTCATCGGCTATTGGAGTATCTTCCAGTTTGTTGTGTTCGTACATGTTAGAGCCGCGTCGAGTAAAATGTTTACACTCGTCTAACGGAATACCATTTAGTTCGTCTGCTAACTGTCTTGTAACTTCGATGGGCAAAAAGTTTTTTATTTCTAACAGCGAATAACAGGGATGAGCTCTATACACTGTCTGTAGTTCATAGGTATTTGAGAAACTTCTTTTTATATGATTTAAAATATCTTGTTTTAAGTTGAGCATTGCACTATTTTACTATTTTAATTTAAATTGTCAAGTTTTTTTATATAACTTTACCAAAAGAATTAACTGCTAATATTATTTATTATAAATATTCTATCATAACAAAGGAGAATGATAATGTTTGGATGGCTTAAGAAACTGTTTAGCGATGATGGTGCTCCTACTCTAGAACGTCCTATAGTGACGCCGACAATAGATGCTACATCAAAGGCTAAACCTCAGAAAAACAGTGATACTACAGGAAAAACATCTGACAAGAAAGTCACAAAGACAGATCTTAATAAGATGACTAAAGTTCAACTCGAGGATTACGCCAAGAAAGAGTTTAAGGTTGACATCGATCGACGCAAGAAAAAGGCCGATCTTGTAGCAGAAGTAGCTAAACTAGCAAAAAAGTAATCAAGAACGCTTAAACTGAGCAGTTAACTGAGACGCTAACTGCTCTTGTGTTCTTTCAACGCGGGCGAGCTTGCGTTCCAAAACGTCTATAGCTGCCCGCTGTTTTTTGACCTGCTCTTCTAGACTTTGGACATATCTATGAGACGGAATCTGTCTTTCTTGTCCGTCCTCGCCTAATATAGAAAGTGTATCAACACCTTGTGCTCTAAGTCCGCCTGCCACTCTATTAGGATTCTTAGTAGATTCAGCAGAAGTTGTGCTTCGTGCTGATTGACTGTACATTCGATTCAAATAACTCATATTTGTATTTAAGCAAATAAATACTGTATGAGCAACATTGTGAAACAAATTTTAATATTCTCTTTAGTGGTAGTCGCTATTGCTTTTGTTTCTGCTCAAAAGTCTCATCCATTCGATGAATATATTATCTGGTTAACAGAAAACAGCGAGTTTGAATACAATGGCGAAGCATATCCTTCTATAACTTATTACAGTTCACAGGATTTACAAACACTTGCCTATGGAGTTGATAGAATTAAAGAGGCAGAATCAGAAGGACGATCGATACCTAAGATAAAGGCATTGTATGATCATAGAAACAATCGATTACTATTCTTAAAAGGTATGGATATTAGGGCAGATGAAACTGCTTATATTGTAGTACACGAACTAGTACATTTTTTACAAAACATCAACGGCATAACTGAACAAACAGAATGCTTACCTAGTCTAGAAAAAAGAGCATATACCTTACAGGCTAAGTGGCAGGAAGCACACAATCATTCTGGCCCTTACCCTAACTTTTTATTTGTAAGTCTGCTTGCATCAGGCTGCAATAGATAACCTCTGCCACCGTTCGTATAGGTCAATCGAAGCAAGATTCTTTGCCTTTGCCTCTACCATGATATCCGCGTGTTCGAGAAACAAAAGAGCCCACTCGTTGCAAGCATCGTTCCACATGTAGTCAGAATGAGCACGCAGTTTCTGCTTTTTGTAACCTTGTTCTATGAGAGAGTTAAGGTCAGGCCGCATAGTATCGCTGTGCCATTCCAATAGATCTTCTTTGGACAGTGAATAGTGCATGGCAGGACGAACACCCTGCCAACTATCTACAACTCGTTTAAATCTGTCGTCAGTAGGTTCAATGTATTCACCTGTGCGGATATAGTGATGATGAATGTCTAATACAAGAGCAACGTCTTTTTCTAGTTCAAGTGAAGCATCTAAGCCCCAACTCATTTCGTCGTTCTCGATTGTGATACAGTTTCGTGCCTCTGGTGATAGACGAGGCAGAACTCGCTTGATACCGTCTGGACCTTGTCTGCCTGAGATATGAACATTACATTTAAAGTCTTGAAACTGCTTACCGAACCCCATCCAGCGAATCATATCCACGTGATATTCGAATTCTTCTATAGAACGTTCTACAATATCTGGCGTATCACTAGCAAGAACAGTAAACTGACCAGGATGCATTGAAACACGAACATCAAGCCTACGAGCAGTCTCTCCCACTTTGGCAAACTCTCTCGCACAGTAGTCTCTGACATCACTTCGCCGCCAAAAATAACTCCAAGTTGATTCAGTGTACACAGGTAGGCAATCGCTACCCAATCTAACCATTCGTAAATTTTCTGGTAAACTGCTCGCATATTCGATTAGTCTCCGATAAGATTCTATATTGTGAACCATAAGGTCCCAAAGACGCTGTTCAGCATCTTCTACAGTTTGTCTATTTAACCAAGCAACTGTAGTTGATCTAGTATTAAGTGGACGCTGTGATTCTTCTAGCAGTTTCTTTTTCTGTGCTTGATCTTTATCTAGGTACTTACAAGCAAATCCAAGTCGAGGTATTGTATGATTAAACATTATTTTATTATACACTTGTGTTGAGATTTGTAAAGATAATTATCGCCAATTCTGTTTTACCCAGGGGTCTTCACAGTTATCAGGATTGGGATCACCGTGGAATACAGCAATGCAGCATTCGGGGCGAGGCTTTACGTTTTCTACCTCACGGAACCGGCGCTTTCCTCTTGTGCCGCCAGGAGCAAATTCTCTACTTTTTCTTACTTCCCATTTCCAAGATAGAATCCAGCTGTCTGGCCAAAACATAGCCTGTTTTTGTCTGCTAGCAGCAAACAGCCAATCTTGGTCGCCATGAAAGCGTCTTTGGATATCTTTAGGATTCTTTTCAAATTCCTCCCATATATGAGCAAGCTGACCTGATTCAAATCTAACCACAGAACTATTGTATTTGTGCCACTTAGGCCGCATAGCTCGTGTAAAGTCTCGAATCACGCACCATTGATGAGGAGAGTATCCAAAAAGTTTGTCTATGTTATCAGCTATAACTACGTCGAGGTCAAGGTAGAGCACAGTACCATTGAACGGCAAATCCGGATTAAACACATAAGGCTTACACCACCATCCTGATAGGTTTTTTGGCAAATTATATGTTTGTATTTCATCGTATAATCCGTCAGGATCTTCTGTAAGACAGACAAACTTGTAGGGAAGGGTGCAGTGTCTCTGCACCATCCTATACAGTCTGTTTACATACTCATATGAATACTTCTGACCATGTTTGAGACAAACAATATAATTCTGCTTTTCTTCGGTAGATTGTACCCTTGGCTCGATTTCAATAGACAGTTTATGTGCCTCTTTGTTACGCCTTCTTTGTTCGCGTATCTGCTGCCAATCTGCTTTGGAGTATTGGCTTTTGTCTACCTTAGCCAAGTGTTAGCCCTTCAGTCGTGCTACAGCGTCAACAGGCGCTTCCCATTCCCAGCACGGCTGACACAGCAACAGTTCGCCTTTCTCAACGCCTTTCTCACCAGCAGCAAGGGCTGTGTCGCGCTCAACGACGACCTGTCCCGCGTTTCGATCATGCTCGTACACTTCTACCCGCTCTACATAACAACGACCTTGTGTTACTTCGTATATGTAGGCGTTGACATGTTCCCAGATAAACAATGAACTCATCTCCATGCTTACACCACTAGGTAGAACTCTTACTGTGCCCAGCAGGCCACCTTCTTTGAGTAGCACATCTGGAATGTCGCCGATGCGCGGATCATCTGCAGGCAGTACAGTGACATGATCAAAGTAGTATTCAAGAAACTGTTTGATAGGCTTGAGTTCGCCAAACGGCACAATCCAACCGTGTTCGTCAATCTCACCCGCAAAGGTAAATTCAACCTCGCGATCGTAGCCGTGAATCGAAGCACACTCTCCAGGTGAACCGTCTGGCTCCTTGTCAAAATACTGTGCGTGTCCGCAGGGTAGATATTTGAAACGTTTTGTAGATTTAATTTCGATTGTCATGTATACTCCTTGATGTTGTGACAACACGCAGAATTTTTAGAGTGGGGTGAGTGCTAGTCCACAGTGTTAATTATATGTGAAATTACTTATCTTGTCAACACGAACGTTAGGCGAAATCCATTTTTTAGGCAGTTGCCAGTCAGGAGTTTGATAGATTTGAAATTCTCTATCAGGAAAGCATTCGAATATTTTAGAGATTTGATATATCCAATATCTCGAATCGACTGCTCGTTTAGTAAAAGCGTCGTAGTTTTTTGTGTCTTTGTAACAATTGTTAACAAAATTGTCTTTGCTGTAAAGATCAAATCCTAACAGTTTAACTTTATGAGAAAGGCATGCTGCTATTAAAACAGCATAAGGACCACTACCCCAATGTACAGGATCGTCCCAGCGTTGTGATCCGGTATATGGTAATTCGGGCAGTGTCTGTACTACTGGAGCACCACTTATGATAAGATTTGGACGTGTATATATTGTGTCAGCATTAATAGAGTGCTGCATACACTCTTTCAGCATACGCTTATCTACACACACAAGATGTTCTACTGTATGATCGCGAACGATAGCATTACAGCCTATTTTTGTATCTGTAATTCTATCAATGTTTATTTCTCGTCTACTTTCGCCATTACCGATCGCTATCATGGTCTCTAAGATCCTTTTTTATAGAACCGATTGAATCCTTGACCCATTGCAGACTTCGAGCAGTGGCATCCATTATTTTCACAATGTCTAATAGTTTGTGAAGTGCCCACCACCACCAAAACACAGCAATAGCAAAAAATGTAGAACTTACAATTACTACAATTTTATCAAATAAACTATCTATACCAACAAAAGACGAGAACACAATTACAGCAAGGGCTACAAACGGAAGAGTCCATGCCGCATATTTCCATAACCGAACCTGTATTTCAGTAGATTGAGTTTTTTTTGATAAATCGTCCACTATGATTTCCTTGCCCTCATAAATATTTATAGGCAACGATATAATATAAATCAGATAGTTTTATGCGGAAATTTGTCCGAAACCCTTCCACTCTCCCGGAGTGCCTTCTCGTACGCACACCCATCCAACATATCCTGTGGGTTTAGGATCGGTATTCCAAACAATGTCGCCTTTTCGATAATTACCAGATTCGGGTACATTTGATAGGTGTTCGTGTTTGGTGTTTTGAAAACGTATTGCACCTGCTACAGTTAGATCACAATCGTCTTCAAAATTCTTTACGCCGATGCCAATTGCTTGATCGAAAGACGTTTTAGATAGTACTCTAATTGCGCCACTGTTTTCAATTTTGATACGAGTAGTGTCGTCAGTTACAATATCTAAACCACTTGTAGTCCAAGTACCAATTTTCCAGTTTTTATCTTGAGTAGGATCGATTACAAACTCGTGATCGAGGCTTCCGATACTGACCATACCATTTGGATCTTCTACTCCTATTGAAAATTGTTCCGTATCAGCATTATACTTTACAAAATGGTCTATGTTTAAATGACCTGCTACATCTAAACTATCGAGTGTGCCTAGACTTTTTAGATTGCTTTTTGTAATGCCTGTTCCGAGACCAGTTTCACTGATAACAGTTTCACCGCCGATCATGTAGGCTTTTTCTCTATGAAGGTCAAAATCTTCACTTGACCAAATTCTTTCAGGCTTACCTTGTAGGGTTAGTTGTTTGGTATGAGAGCCACCTGTCCAAATAATTCCCTTACCAATTGGACATTTATCGCCGCCTTTAAATTCTAAAGGAGAAGTGCGTTCATTGCGAATATCAGCTGATATTTCGTCTACGTGAAGTTTTTTGGCGTGTATTTCTCCTTGTACATCAAGGTCGCCATTTACGCTAACGCTGTTCTCGACCTTTTTTACAAAAAGATTATCAACATGGATCCCATCTTCTCTAACAAGCAGTGTGATTTTTGTACTTTCGTCCTTAATGCCTACACTAGAAAAATTAGTAATTACACCACCATTAATCTTGTTTCCGCTTAATTCACGATCAAGAATTTTGGGCTTAGGTGCCGGCTGATTTTGAATTTTTTCTATAGAATCTGCAAGTGATTCGAGGTTTTTTCTTATATCTGACATTATGGCATCCTGATTATCATATATTTATCAGGTTACCTTAAGAAGAATAGTGTCAGGATTCAGTCGCCCGTTTAGTTTTGTCTCAGTTGTAGGAAGTTCTTCCATGAACTTGCGCAGTTTTACTTTGCCTGCTGCTTTAAAGTCTTTGAGAGCGTCATCAGGCTTCCGCAGTGTTTTTTGAATGCTCTGTGCTTCGTCGAAGCCTGTAATAGTAGTGCCTTTCACACTCAGGCCACTGCCTGCTCGACCTGTGCCTGTGGGATCAACCTCACTGGCAACATAGCGTCCAAGTTTGCGAGTTTTTGTATTAAACACCCAAAGTGTTGTAGCACCTACGATGTTAGCAGGATCAACAGAAGCTAACTTGTACTTGTCGTCAGTCTTCTTGTACTTCACCTTTTCCACAATCTTAGCAGCAGGCTTGCTCTTAGGCTTGCGAGTCTTGCGTGTTGCCTTAGAACTTTCGATCACAAACTCACAGGCTTCGATCAGAGATTCCAGCGCAGTAATAATCTTCTTAAACTCTGCCTTCTTGACATGACCATAGCCTTCTTTGACCTGATCCCACTCGTCTGCTTCTTGTTCGCTCATCTTGTTCTTTTGGGAACTAGTAGGAGGATTGGAAACAGTTCTCCACTCTTCTAGTTCAGGATGATAGAACTTGATGATTTTTCTAGCATGTGCCTGCGTAGTCTTCATTATCTCAAAATGCTTTTTAAAGTCAAACGCTTTCGCATCAAAGCCAGCAGGATCTGAGTCAAACCCGTCTAGCCATGCGTCAATATCCGCACACATCTGTAGACTTTGATCATGCAAGCGATCCTGGATAGTAGGAGTATAAGTGTTAGCGGCTGCCTTTTCTTCCTTCTTGTCTTCTTCTACCCGATCCTTGCCAGCAGCAATTATGTCTTTGAGTTTTTCATTGATACGCTCGGAGAAAGGACGCACTGTGCCCAATGTGCCTGGCAGACTTTCCCAGTATTCTGCATAGGTTTCGTTGTGATCTGGCATGCCTTTATACAACAATGTAACAAACACAGCTAGAGTAGGAGATACAGCAGCACTGCCTGTTACTGCCCTGGCTTGTTTAATCTGTTGTTCGCTATAGCCCTGCTCTTTCATCCAAGCCCAGACATTAGGCAATAGATCACTTGCTTTGAAGTTTGTGTAGTAAAAATCTCTCGCAGCGTCAATTTTTTGACCATAAGTAAAACCGCTCCACTCTTCCCAGCCTTCCCAACTAGGATGCTTGAGTTTGTTGCGAGGGGTCTTTGCGATCTTTGCTCGTTTTGTTTTCTTTGCTGCCATTAGATATCTCCTGTAACTAACAATGTACAGTGATTATATAGCCAGATGATGAAAAGAGTCAATCGTTTTGAACTGATTCCATGGAATCTATGACGTCTTGTACCATTCCTCTACCTGCCTCCATGCTATCGATATCTTCGTCGGACGCAATGAATAGACTCCAGTCCAGTTCCCAGTCTCGCGTTCCAGCACCGCCGCCTGTGTCAAAAGCAATGTTAAGCGCAGACAAACGAACTTGCTCCCTTCGTAGAGCATCTTTATCGTATTCTGACTTTACAGAAAACTCAATATGACTCCATAATT